GAAGTGTATCAATATTTGTTTCACGATAAATGTTCTACAGGCACAACTAACTCAAGCAGTTGTGTTAGCAGAACATGGAATAGCACTGACTCAAATACTTTATTAGAAAATGGGGGGTCGTTATTTGGCTCTGGCACAGGAAATGCTATTGACTGTAGTGAGCCTATAAATAATTCAGCCTGTTCAGGATACGCAGCAGCTTATCAAACTCAACAATGTAATATCACTCAGCTTTATAATGAGTCTTGCCCTTTATATTGGGAAGCGTATGACGATCAACAATGCGATTTAGATCCTCAGTATAGGCCATTTTGTTCAGGCTACAGGCAAGAAGATTCTGTAGCTTACTTTGATGAAGAAACGGACTATGGATTTAATGAAGAAGATATGTGGTATGACGAAGAGTATGACGAATGGTTAGATCCCAATGACCCCTGTTACGAGAACAGGTGTGAGGGATTTACTGATGCTGATTGGTACGCACTAGATACAGAGCAGTTTGGACAAGAGCAAGTGGACGAATGGTTTGGAGCAGATATAAGTTTTAGTGATGATGGCATGGTTGAATTTGATTCTACGCTTATAACGTCATACGAAGATGTGGATGTAATGATGGATGAATGGGACGTACAACAAGATCAACAACGCCAAGATGAAATGTTGCTTGATGAGTTTTTATTTCAAGAAATTTTTCTTGTTGAAGACTATAGCGAACCAGACACCTTTATAGAGTTTGAAACAATAGAACAGCTAGAAGAATGGTTTGAAGAGGAAACAGAACAAATAGAAGAAGAGATTGCTCGAATTGAAGAACCAGAAGAAGAGTTTATAGAAGAAATATTTGAAGAGGAAGCTGTAGAAGAAATTTTTGAAGCCCAAGAACGTATTGTTGAAGCTGAAGTAGAAGAAGAAAGAATTGAAAGAGAAGAGGCCCCTGAAGAATTTGAAGAAAACTTTGTTGAAGAGTTTCAGTTGGTTGAACGAGAAGAAGCCGAAGGCAAGAGTTCTATTAGCAGAGACGTAGCTTTAAGAGTCGTAGCTTCTACAATAGTAACAGCAAATCAAAGCGTTAGCGGTACAACAGCAGGTAACTCTGTTCATTCTAGTGGTAACAGCGTAGCAGCTGGAAACAGCGCCAGCTCTTCTTCTAGTTCAGGAATAAGCACAAGCAGTTCTCCAAGCATGTCAGATCAATTTGCATCAGCAACAGCGCAAAACAACCAGGTGTTAGATATGAGCAGCACATCTGTAGATACTTCTACTACTTCTAATACTGTTGAAACTGAAACAGTAGCCACAGAGGTAATTGTTCTACGTGGAACAGTTGAGACAACTCAAGACCAAATGGATACATCTATTGCATCAGTTAGCTCAGACGCAGATACAGATACTACTGTTGCTAATATTATTGCTCAAAACTTACAGACAGCTCAAGATAACGTACAAGACGAACAAGAAGAGACTGGCAAATATGGATCTGAGAATGCAATCATAGCTGTTATGGGATTTGTTCCAGGCTTTAATAATTATAGAATAGCTTCTATACCTGAAAAAGAATTGTGGTATGAGCCTAAAAGCATTTATACTAATAACACAATAGCAGATAATACCCTAGCGTTTTATAAGCTAGCAGGACAGAGCATAGAAACTTTGACTGATTTAAAGAAACTGCAGCCACGTTTATAGGAGAATGTTATGAATTGGTTTGAAAACAAAACAACACAAATAATAGCTTTGGTGGGTATTGTTACAACTTTAGCTGGATTCGGATATCAAGGCGCACAGTATGTTAACCGACTAGATAATCTAGAAGCTCAAATAGGTGGCATAGGCGATACTGAATCAGCACAACAAGCTATTGAAGAACGATTTGCTTCTATTGAAACAGCAGTAAAGTTTTTAGAAAAAGAAATAGACAACGTTCCAGATGTAACAGAAATTAAAACAGACATAGCTACGATCAAAGCTGACTTAGAAAACATACAGGAAGATATCAATAAGTTAGAAGATACGAATCCACTAGCAGGATAACTAATGATTAGAAGTTACAGAGATGAGTACGATGATTATCACAGTAGCGAAGATCAAAAGAAAAAAAGAGCCTCTAGAAACGCAGCTAGAAATAAGATGAAGAAAAAAGGCAAAGCTAAAAAGGGCGATGGCAAAGATGTGTCGCACAAAGATAACAATCCTAAAAACAATAAATCATCTAATTTAAAAATGGAAAGCAAAAAAGCAAATCGTTCAAGAAAAACATAGGAGCAATGATATGAAATTTAGTTTAATTAAAAATGTTGTAGGTGCTTTAGCCCCTACGCTTGGTTCTGCGTTAGGTGGCCCGTTAGGTGGTCAAGCAGCATCAGTTATTGCTAGCGTACTTGGTTGTCAATCAGACCCAAAATCTATTAACAAAGCAATACAAGCAGCCACTCCAGAGCAGATGTTAGAGCTTAAAAAAGCAGAGCAAGGCTTTGAGTTACAAATGAAAGAGCTTGAAGTAGATGTATTTAAGCTAGAAGTAGCAGACAAACAAGATGCTCGTGGCAAGTTCAGTAAAGATTGGACTGCTAGGATCATGGGAATCGTTATTGTTGGTGGCTTTATGGGTTACATATTTTTAGTAACATTACAACCACCAGAGCAAAACAGCGAAGCATTAATAAACTTAGTGCTTGGTTATCTAGGTGGGTTGGCAAGTGCTGTAATCAGCTTTTATTTTGGTGCTTCAAACACCCCAGATAAAAATGACTAGCAGAAAAACAGCATCAGACGTACATTCAGACCTAAAATCACACGAGGCAAAATGTGAAGAAAGATGGAAGACGATATTCAAAGAAACAGCAGAAATAAAACAAGAAATGAGCAATCTCAACGGAACGTTAAAAATGGCTGTATTTGGAACTTTCGGGTTTATGGCAACTTTATTAATAGCTTCTTTAACAGGGGTGGTAGCAATATAATGAAAATATCAAATGAAGGCTTTGAAATTATTAAACACTTTGAGGGCTGTGAACTTGAAGCTTATAAGTGTGCTGCTGGTGTTTGGACAATAGGTTATGGCCACACTAAAGATGTACAAGAAGGTGATGTATGGTCTGAAGAAAAAGCAGAGCATATGTTATGGCGTGAGCTAGAAGATGAATACGAGCATTATATTAACTCTCTTGTAACAGTTCCAATGAACCAATGCCAGTTTGATGCTTTATGTTCTTGGGTATATAACTTAGGGCCAGCTAATTTAAAAAGTTCTACCATGTTAAAAAAACTTAATGCTGGAGAATATGAAGAAGTTCCAGAGCAAATGAAAAGATGGAACAAAGCAACTGTAAATGGCGAAAGAAAAGTTTTACCTGGTCTCACTAGAAGAAGAGAGGCAGAAGCTTTAATGTTTGAGGGCAAAAAATGGCTCTAACTAAATTATTATTTAATCCAGGGATTAACAAAGAATCAACTGACCTTATAGATAAAGGCGGCTGGGTTGATGGCAATTTAGTTAGGTTCAGAAAAGGCTTGCCAGAAAAATTTGGAGGCTGGGTAAAAACAACAACCGAAGACTACGAAGGCACTGGGCGTGCTTTAACAGCATGGGTTGCATTAGATGCCACTAGGTACTTGGGTCTTGGAACTACTTTTAAATACTATGTTACAACTGGAGATATTTTAAATGACATTACTCCTATACGTTCAACTGATTTAAACGTTACTACTTTTGCAGCAACATCTGGAAGCGCTGTTATCACAGCAACAGATACAGGTCATGGTGCTGTTGTTAACGATTTTGTAACCATAAGCAATGCTGTTACTTTGGGTAGCGGAGGCAAAATTACTGCTGCTGTTTTAAACCAAGAACATCAAATAACAGCAGTTCCTACTGCTAATACTTATACCTTTACAGCTTCAGCAACAGCTAATGGTAGTGATACAGGCAATGGCGGAAGCGCAACAGATGCTGCTTACCAAATTAATGTAGGCCTTGATGTTTATGTAGAATCAACAGGTTGGGGCGCAGGACTTTGGGGCGCAAGCACTTGGGGGTCTTCTACAGCTTTGTCTGAAGTAGATCAATTAAGGTTGTGGTCGCACGATGCTTTTGGCGAAGATTTAATTATTAACCCAAGATTTGGCGGTATATATTACTGGGATGAAAGCAGTGGGTTAGGCGCTAGGGCTGTTGATATTACCACTTTATCAGGAGCTAACTTTGCGCCAACTAAAGGCATTCAAGTTATTGTTAGTGACATTGATCGTCACGTTATTGTCTTGGGCGCAGACCCTATTGTGGGTAGTGCTAGAACAGGTGCAATCGATCCATTGCTTATTGCGTTTTCTGACCAAGAAAGTGCTACAGAATGGGAGCCAACATCCACAAACACAGCTGGTTCTTTAAGGCTGTCAGCAGGATCACAAATTGTTGGTGGCCTAAGATCAAGACAAGAAACTTTAATATGGACTGACACAGCTTTGTATAGCATGCAGTTTGTAGGCGCTCCATTTACTTTTGGAATAAACCTTGTTAATGAAAACGTAGGATTGATATCTCCTAATGGTGCTATCAATGCGCCAGATGCAATTTATTGGATGTCTAGAGATGGTTTTTACACTTACAGCGGTGCTGTAAAAAGATTGGTTTGTTCTGTTTTAAACTATGTGCTTGATGATTTTAATGAAGGTCAATCTTTTAAAGTGGTAGCATTTACCAACAGAGAGTTTAATGAAGTTGGTTGGTTCTACCCATCAGCCTCATCAACAGAAAATGACAGATACGTTACTTACAATTATTTAGAAGGAGCCTGGAGCATTGGAGAGCTGTCACGAACAGCATGGTTAGACGATGGAATTTTTTCAAAACCTAGGGCCACAGGCAAAGATAGCTCTGTTAATTATATTTACACACACGAGAGTACAGACGATGCAGACGGGATTCCAATGGACAATGTCTTTATTGAATCTGGTGATATCGATATTGACCAAGGTGAGCAAGTTGGTTTTGTAAGACGCATTATTCCAGATGTAAACTTCTTTGGAACAAACTCAAGCGGTGGACAAATTAACTTTGTTTTAAAAACAAGAAACTTCCCCGGAGAAAGTTTAACCACGCGTGCAACCACAGACGTAACAAGCTC